AGCAGTTGCCGCGCTCGGAGCGGCTACAGCTATTGGAGTTGCTGGAGGAAGCGGAGCGTCGGAAGAGTCGTCGGAAGATTGATTCGTTCTTCCCGGACGAAGGGCCGTTGCGGCGTGAGTTGTACCCCAAACACCTGGAGTTCTTCGCGGCCGGCGCGACGTATCGCGAGCGGTGTTTCTTGGCGGCCAATCGCATCGGTAAATCGGAAGGCGCAGGCGGCTACGAAATAGCGCTGCATTTGACGGGACAGTATCCCGACTGGTGGCCTGGCCGCCGGTTCACTCGCCCGATCAGCGCATGGGCTGCTGGCAAGACCAACGAAACGACGCGCGACATCGTGCAAGCCAAGCTGGTCGGTTCGGTGATGGGCGGCGCGCCGAAGTCTGTCAGCGGTACCGGGCTGATTTATGGCGACGCCATCGGCGATTTGAACTGGAAGCAAGGCGTTCAGGACCTTCTCGACACGGTGATGGTGGAGCACGTCAGCGGCGGATGGTCGCGACTGGGCCTCAAGAGCTACCAGCAGGGCCGCGGGGCTTTTGAGGGCACCGAGCAGGACGTGATCTGGCTCGACGAAGAGCCGCCCATCGACATTTACGGCGAGTGCCTGATCCGTACCGCAACAACCGGCGGCATGGTCGCCATCACGTTCACGCCGCTTGAAGGCGTGACAGAGACGGTGAAGAGCTTCCTGCCCAACGGGATGCCGAAAGGCAACTGAACGACATGGCCTACACCGTCATCACCGCCGGCGAGCGACCTTGCATCACCTGCGGGCGTCTCCTGTCTCTGGATCATTTCTACAGTTACCCGTACACCACGCGTCAAGGCAAAGCCAGCACACGCTACGAGTCCCGTTGCACGGAATGCGCGCGCGCCCGCCGGATGGCTCGCTACGCGATCAAGGGAGACATCGACCGCGCCACATCCCTGGCATGGAAGCGCGCGAACAAGTCACACCTTGCCTCCTACAACTCAAGGCGGCAACTAGACCCTGCGCACCGCTCTAACAAGGCCAAGGCGCAACGCATGCGCAAAGCGCTGATGAGATCAGGCGCCAGGGAGAACGACGCCGCGATCCGCGCCATTTACCGCGAAGCGATGGACCTGCAGGCCAAACTAGCGGCCTGTGTGGCGTGCGATGACCCGCAGGAGTTGGTGATGCACGTTGACCACATCGTTCCCCTCAAGGGAATCAACGTGTGCGGCCTGCACGTCGCACACAACTTGCAAGTGATAAGTGCCCGCGAGAATTTGGCCAAGGGCATTAGTTATGCCTGAAGTTTCACCTTCGAAGTACCTGGTGATGGCGGGCTGGGACAATGTGCCTCATCTTGACGCCAAGACCAAGGCGGAACTGCTGGCCTCGACACCAGCGCACTTACGCAAGGCCCGGTCTCAAGGCATTCCGGCACTGGGCAGCGGCGCGATATTCCCGGTCGACGAAGAGTCGATCAAGTTCAACCTGTTTCCGTTTCCGGCCCATTGGCCACGTATCTGCGGCATGGACTTCGGGTGGGATCACCCGACCGCTGCAGCTTGGTTCGCCTGGGATCGAGACACCGACACGATGTATCTGTACGACACCTATCGGGTCGCGCAGAAGACGCCGGTCACTCACGCCGCGGCGATCAAGGCGCGTGGCGTGTGGATCCCCGTTGCATGGCCGGCTGACGGCCTGCAGACCGAGAAGGGCACCGGCATTCAACTGGCTGAGCAGTACCGGGGCCAGGGTCTGAACATGCTGCACGAGATTGCCCAGCTTCCCGAGGCGGGCAGCGAAGGCGAAACGAACGTGTCGCGGGTGTCGGTTGAGGCCGGCATCTCGGAAATGCTTGATGCCATGCAGATCGGCACGTTCAAGGTCGCCGCTCACCTGTCGGACTGGTGGGACGAGTTTCGGCTGTACCACCGCAAAGACGGAAAGATCGTGAAGGAGGCTGACGACCTGATGGCCGCCAGCCGATACGCCTTTGTGATGCGGCGCTATGCCATCTGCAAGCCGCAAACCCGCGACCGCCACCGGCCGGCGCCCAATTGGAGAGCCTGAAATGCTGACTGTTTTGAGAACGGCGGACGTTGCTGCTGCCGCCAGCCAAGCTGTGGCCATTGGCGCCAGCGCCAACACGCTGCGTGCGTCTGTGGTGGATGAGCCTGTGGTGGGTGCGTCTGTGGTGTACCTGAAGTTCGGCGATTCAACCGTGACCGCTGCTGCCGGTGACTTTGCGGTGCTGTCCGGAACATCGGACGTGGTCGCTGTGCCGGGCAATGCAACCCATGTGGCGGTGTTCGCGGACACCGAGACCATCGTCAACCTCGCCTTCGGGAACCGGGTGTAAGCGTGGCCCTGAGCCCCGAACAACTGCAGATGTGGCGCAACGACGCCACCTTCGGCAGCTCGTGGCGCTACGACTCTGCCGTGGCCGAGGATTACTACGACGGCAACCAGTTTGACGCCGAGACGGCCCGCAAGATGGAAGAGCGCGGAATGCCGCTCACCGTGGCGAACCTGTGCCGCGACCTGGTGCAGACCATCGTTGGCCTGCATGAGCGCAACCAGTCGGACTGGATCGTGCGGCCCGAGGCCTCAGACGACCACGAAGAGCTGGCGCAGGTGCTGAGCCTGCGGCTGAAAGAAGCTGAGTCGCGCACCGAGGCAGATCGCACATGGCTGGATGCCACGCTGTCGCAGTCCCGCGCCGGCATCGGCTGGATTGAGGTCGGTCGCAGCGAAAGTCTGCTGGATTACCCCTACCGCACTGGCCTGGTGGACTGGCGCGAGATGTGGTGGGACCCGCGTGCGAAGTCGCCCAACATCGTCGGCGATGCCGAGTATCTGCGCCGCGTGAAGTTCTTCCAGCGCTCGCAGATCGAGAAGCGCTACCCGAAGAAGGTGGCAGCGCTGCGCATGGCAGGCCCTGGCGATCAGTCGACCGGTTGGTACGAGCCGCAGCAGTACCAGCGTGACGGCGCCTGGAACGACATGACCATGGTCAGCCGCGACCTTTGGGGCGCCGGCCGTGACCTGTTGGCGCTGGAAGAGATCTATTACCGCACCGAGACCGCAGGCTATGCGGTGCTGCTGCCGAATGGTCGCTGGGTGAAGTTCGACCAGAAGGACCCGATGCACGTTCGGGCCTATGAGTCGGGCCTGATTGAGCCGAAGCCGACGTTGGTGAAGCAGATGAACCGCGCGGTGTACGTGGGTGACATCTGTCTGGTGGATGGCCCCAGCCCATACCCGCATGACGAGTTTCCGTATATCCCCGTGGTCTATGATCGCGAGGGCCGCACCGGGTCTCCGTATGGCCTGATCCGCGTGATCATGAGCCTGCAGGACCAGGTGAACACCCGACTGGCACGCGCCATGTGGGGCCTGAACCAGAAGCAGGCGATCTACGACGCCGACGCCGTGACCGACCCCGACATGCTGCGCGAAGAAATGAGCCGGCCCGACGGGATGATCGAGCTGAACCCGGCGCGCAAGCCCGGCAGCAAGTTGGAGATCAAGGCCGACTTCCAGCTCTCGCGTGAGCAGATGGGCATCTACAGCGACATGATGAGCCTGATGCCGCAGCTTGCCGGCGTGCCGCGCAGTCTCAGTGGCCAGCGTGAGTCGGGCATCACCAGCGGCGTGGCCATGAACACGATGGTCGAGCAGGGCATGAACAGCCAGAGCCGCCCGTCTGGCATGGCCCGCGATGCCCGTACCGCAATGGGTCGCCAATTGCTGGCGCTGATCATCGAAGACATCGGCAGCAAGCCCGGTGAGGTCAAGGCGAAGAAGGAAGGCGGCAAGCGCATCGTGGTGCCGGTGAACGTGCGGGAACAGCACCCGGACGGCTATGAGTTCATCAAGAACAACATCAAGCAGGTGCAGTTGCAGGTGACGCTCGATGACGTGCCGAGCACGCCGACGCACCGCATGCAGCAGTTCCAGGAAGTGGCGCGCTCGATCCAGACGATTGGCGACGAACGCCTGCGTAGCGCGGCGCTGCCGATCCTGATCGAAATGTCGGAAATGCCGCACAAGCACGACATGGCGAAGATGATTCGCAAGCAGATGGGCATGCAGGAACCGGACGACATGACGCCGGAAGAGCAGCAGTCCGCCCAGAAGCAGGCCGAGATCGCCGAGATGATGGAGCAGCTGCAGATCGCGCTCGCCGAGGCCAAGGCCGCGAAGGAATCGGGCCAAGCCGCCAAGGCGCAGGCCGAGGCCCAGCACGAAGAGGTCAAGGCCGCTCAGACGGCGGCCGAAACCATCAAGACCAAGGCCGAGACGGTCGAGATTGAACAAACCGTGGCGACGAACGCGGTGATCCCGCCCGCCGCTGCACCAGAGCGTCAACCCGAATACCTCTGGTAACCCCATCCCGCCGGGGATTCTCCCGGCTTCGCGGCTGCGGCGTCACAGCAGCAACCATCCAGAAATGGACTCGACCGCCTGTCGTCAAGGGCAAGGGTAACTGTGAGCAAAGCAAACGTAGATTGGACTGACCCGGCACAAGTGGCTGCAGCAATGGGCGTTGCCCAGGACGAAGCCCCCACTGAGCCGGAAGCGAAACAGACGGCAGTTGGTGAGAACCCGGAAGGGCCTGCCACGCCAGAAGACGCAGGTCAGAAGCCAGAAGATGAGGAACGCCCGCGCGGCGTCCAGACCAAGAGCAAGGGGCGTGTGCTCCCGTACTCGGTGCTGGAAGACGCGCGTCGAGATGCCCACCAGGCAAAGCAGAAGGCCAGCGAGCTGGAAGCCGAACTGGAGAAGCTGCGCAACAGCCACGCTGCAAAGCAGGCTGAAGCCAAGGACGATGACGTGGACGAACTGCTGAAGAAGCTGACGGCCGCGGACAGCGCTGATCTCGATTACGAAGACCTCATCAAGGCGGTCGCCGAATCACGCAAGGAATCTCTGGAGACGCAGAAGCGTTTGCAGGCGTACGAGAAGCGTGAAGAGGACGCCCGCAAGGCCGCACAGCAGGACGAGCAGCAGCAGAGCCAGGACGAGCTTCTCGCGGAGCACGAAGAGGCGCTGAAGAGCTCTCCCTTGCTGGAAAAACGCTGGAAGAAGGGCGGGGTCTTTGCCGCCCAGGCCACTTCGATCAGCGACCAGCTGATGGCGGACCCGAACTACAAGTACACCTCCCGCGCCCAGCACTACAAGGACGTGGAACGTGAACTCGCCGAGTTTCTTGGCGTATCGCTCACCGACAAACCCAAACCACTACCGGCCGCCGATGTTCCCGAACCGGCCAGCCTTTCAACCATCACCGGTGGCGCGGCCCCCGAGACAACCGAATCAGAGGCGTTCCTTGCAATGGACCCGATGAAGGCGGTTGCCTTGTTGGCGAAGATGGATCCTCGCAAGCAAAGCGAGTTCATCAGCCGCGCCTTCGGTGGCTAATTAGGAATCACCACCATGGCAGCGACCAATACCCCGGCCTCCGCGCCGCTGGGCAGCTACGCCGCGTCCGTTGTTTATTCGCGCACCCTTATGGCGCGAATGATTCAGCAGCGCACCTTCCTGAACAAACTGACCGGCCCCGTGCCGATGGATCAGTGGGTTCAGGGCACCAAGAAGTCCGAGACCAGCCACGGCTATCCCGTCGTGCAGATCATGGACCTCAAGCAGATGTCCGGCGACCGCGTGACCTGCGACATCCTCGACCGTATCGGCGGCAAGCCGGTGATGGGCGACCGTATTGCGAAGAACAGCGGTTCGCCGATCTCCATCCTGCGTGACGAAGTGACCATCGACCAGACCCGCAAGGTGATCGACGTCGGTGGCCGCATGTCGCAGCAGCGCACCCCGCACCAGCTCCGCGAGAAGGGGCAGGGCCTGGCGATTGACTACCTTCGCAACCTCGAAGACAACCGCCTGCAGATTCACCTGGCGGGTGCGCGTGGTTCGGCCACCGGCATCGAGTGGAAGGCGCCGCTGGCGTCCGATCCCGACTTCGACGACATCATGATCAACCCGGTGCTGCCGCCCACGCGGTCGCGCTATGTCGGTCTGACGTCTTCGATTGTCGACCCGGGCGATGTCAGCACCACCAACGTGCTGACGCTGAACTTCTTCGATGACCTTCGCACCATCAACGACACCAGCCCGGTGCCGCTGCAGGGCGTGAAGCTCGAAGGTGTCGATGGCGCGATCATCGAGGGCGAGGAAAGCCCCCTGCTGGTCAGCTACATCAGCTCCGAGCAGTGGAACCAGCTGCAGAAGCAGACCAGCGATCAGAACTGGCGCACGTTCCTGTCCAACGCCACCGAGCGTTTGGCCTGGACCAAGCACCCGTTGTTCCGCTCCGGCCAGTGCGGCCTGTGGCGCGACATCCTGATCTGCCAGGCACCGCGGCCGATCCAGTTCAACGATGGCGACTTGGTGTCGTACTACGACGCTGCCGGCGCGTTGCAGCAGGTGGCAGCGGCAGAGCGCCTGCATCGCGGCATCTTGCTGGGCGCCCAGGCTGCGGCCTTGGCGTTTGGTAACGCCGAGCGCTGGAGCGGTGCTGATGCTGGCACCCGTGGCAGCGGCCGCACCGAGTCGATGAACGTGCCTTACAGCTGGGTCGAAAAGCTGGAAGACGGCGACAACCTGTTGCAGTTGTTCATCGGTTCGATGAACGGCATCAAAAAGCTGCGCTACGAGTTTGACGGCCAGCTTTACGACAACGGCGTTTTCGCCTTCGACAGCTACGTTCCCGCCCTGCGCGGCTAAAGGAGGCATGACATGGCAAATGTAAACGCAAGTGGGTACCAGACCTTCGTGAAGGACGGCCCTGACGGGTCCGACATCACCCAGGTCCTCAGCTTCACCGGTGACGCATCCATTGCGGATGTGATCCGGTTCGGCACCGTGGCCGCCGGGGTGAAGGTGCTGGACCTGTCGGTCCTCGTGCCTGCCACCACTGCAGACCTGACGGCGCAAGTCGGCTGGGCCTACGTTGATGGCAGCGCCGCTGACCCCGACGCCTTCATTGCTGCGGGCACCTCGCTCGCCGCAGTGGGTCGGGTTCGGGCCAACGTCGGGACGCTCCCGATCGTCTTCGCCAAGCCCGCGTATCTGACGATGACCATCGCCGGTGCCGCGCTGACCGCCAAGACGTTCCACCTTGTGCCCGTGGTGCAGACCATCGGGCAGTAACCGGTTGGGGCTGGGTAGTTGCCCGGCCCCACCTTTTTGGAGGTACCTATGTCAACCAAAGACACCGTGCTGGTCGAATACGTCGGCCGGCAGAAGAATCGCGTGGACGACGTGCTGAAAACGCGTCGCGTCTGGGCGGCTCGCGGCTCCGCGCTGGAGATTCCTGCTGCTGAAGCAGGGTTCTACCTGATGCACCCGAAGGAATGGCAGGAGATCACGCCCGAGGCCTACGGCAAGCGTGAAGCTGCCCGCAACACCGCCGCCGGCAACGTCGAGGCCGTGAAGGGTGTGTGGAAGGATCTGTCGATCCCCGACCTGCATGCCCTGCGTGACGAGATTTCAGCCGAGATCAAGGCACGCGAGTCGGCGCCTGTGCCCAAGCCGCCCAAGGCCCCGACGACCGACGCGCCTGGCTCAACCACCGACAAGGACCCGGCAAGCCGTGAACTGGCCGTGGCGCGCATGAACAAGATCATGGCGGTCGTCAAGGACATGGACCCGAATGACCCTGAGCAGTACGCCCAGAAGCCAACGCATGCCCCGCGTGTCGGCGTGGTCAGTGATCGTGTCGGCGAGAAGGTGAGCGCCGTCGAGATTGCCGAGGCCCTGGCGCTGATCGAACAGGCACGAGGCTGAAATGAAGGCGCTCGCCTTTGCCGATCGATGCCGGGAGGACCTGCCGGGTGTGCCGTCACCACTGCTGATTCGAGCCGTGAACGAGTGCGCCCGCGAGTTGTGTCGTGTCGGTCGGCTTTGGCGGGTGACTTTCCAGATTGAAACGGACGGTGCTGGCGTTTACCCGCTGACGCCGTTACCGGAGTGCGGCCGCCTGCATGACATCGACGTCGTGACGGTGCAGGGCCACGAGGTGCTGAACGTGTCGCGCGGCGCCAGCGATCTGCCGGAAGGCACGCACTGGACCCGCTCGGGCGATGCCATTGAACTGCGCTGCGATCCCGGCACCGGCACGCTGATCGTGCAGGCGGTGTTGATTCCCGATCCCGACGCCACCGAACTGCCCGACATCCTCTACGACGAGTGGATCGAGGCCATTCAGCACGGCGTGAAAGCACGGCTGATGGCCAGCCCGAACAAGGCGTGGTCAGCCCCGCAACTGGTGAGATTCCATGCCGATCAATGGGCCACGAAGCTGGCGGTTGCACGCAGCTACGGTCGTGCTGGCGGCACCACGGCGCGACGCCGGTCGGTTGACCCATGGGCTCGGCGCGGAGGGCGTGCGCTGTGATCGGCACCAAGCTGATTGATGCCGCCGCGAAGGTGCTCTACGACGAGACCAACTTCACGTTCTCGCGTGGCGAGCTACTGGACTATCTGGCCTCGGCCATCAACGCCATTGTGGCCGCGAAGCCCGATGCCTATTCGGTGCAGAAGCGCTGGCAACTGGCAGAGGGCAGCGTGCAGACCCTGCCCAGCGACGGTACTTACCTGATCCGCATTCTGCGCAATGCAGGTGCCGACGGCGCCAAGCCAGGCCGGGCCATTCAGTGGACCGAACTGGAAGAGCTGAACCGGGCTGACCCGAACTGGCACAACGCGCCGCAGAGCAACACGGTCGAGCAGTACGCCTACGACATGCGCGACCAGAAGTATTTCTACGTCTACCCGCCCATGGAGTTTCCCCCGTCGTGGATTGAGGGCGTCTACAACGCCACGCCGACGCGGTACGTGGACGAGGCCCAGCCGTTGCCGATCGATGACATCTACGAAGACGCGCTGCGCGGCTACGTCGTCGGTCGTGCCCTGATGCGCGGCACCGGCCGAGAGGGCGAAGAGCCCGACAACAACCGCGCCGCTGTGCACATGCAGGTGTTCACGACCTTGCTCAACGCCATCGCCACCGGCGAAGCGGCCACCGAACAGCTACGGAGGCGATAGCCATGTCATGCACCTTGATGCCGGTCTACTGGGGTAGCGTGGCAGGGGAAACCCTGTCTGCCACCGAAGTCCAGGACCTGGCCAACACCCGTGAGCAGACCGGCCGCATCGGCACTTATGCCTTCGTGGACGTGACGTTGGGCGACTACCTCTTCATCGCCATGCCGACGACCTTTGGGCCTGTGCCGCCTTTCACCCTGCACCCGCTGAATCTGGTGTGCATTGAGACCCCTGTCGTGCTCACCGTGAACGGTGCCGCGACCCCCTACACCCTTTATCGATCCCCGGACCCAGTGGCCGGTGACACCACGCTGGAGAGCAACTGAAATGGCGAAGATTCCAGGAACTGCCGTCGCATCGCCGATTGTTCCGCTGGACAGTGGGCTGCCGACGCCGACCCACGTCGACACGTACGGGAAAGGGGGCTGGGTCACTGTTGCCTCGCTTGCCGAACGCAACGCCATTCCCCCTGAGCGCCGCAAGCCCGGCATGGTGGCGGCAGTGGCCGATGCGCCTGGCAGCACGCCGTGGGAGCTGGCCACCGATCTGGTGACCTGGATGCCTTTCCGGCCGCCGTCGTTCCCGAATGCAGAGATATTCACGAACACCAGCCTTGCAGTCGCCGGGACCACCGCAGGCGATTGGTTTTATGTGGCCGACGAGACCGGCAAGTCGCTGTACCGCAACGTGGCTGGCGTGGCGACGTTCGTCATTCTTGAGGCATCAGCAGCCCAACTGACAGCTGCGACGGAGGCGGCAGCCACCAACGCTGCGCTGGCCGTTGCCGCTAAGGAAGCCGCAGAAGAAGCTGCTGACCGAGTTGACTTGGGGGCGCTGGACGCAGCTGTGGCCGCGACCGAAGCTGATGCCGTGCAGACGGCAGACGACCGGGTACAAACGGCGGCAGATCGGGTGCAGACCGGGCTGGATCGTGCACAGACCGCCGCCGACGTGCTCGAGACGGCCGCCAATGTGGCGCTTTCCGAGGCGGCAGCCGACAACGCATTCGTCAACGCCGATGTTTATGACGATACCGCGACGGGGTTGGCGGCTGTCGCCGATGGCGACCAGTTCCAAGTTGTAGGCGCCAGTGGCCTAGAAATCATCAGGTATCGCAGAGACGCCGGGCCGGTTGCGGCGGAGGTGTCTCGGTACCCTTCTGCACTTGCTGTTGAACGCCGTCGCGAAACGGGGCTCATCAACGGATGGCCTGACCCGTTTTTCCGGCATTTTGACTATTCCAACGTATCCCAGTTCGGCTTTGTGCGCTATCGATTCGCCAGTGGTGGGACTGGATTTACCTTGGTAGGTAACACTCAATTCGACGGCAACGCGTTGCGGCGAACCGCGAATGTAGGGGTGCAAACATCGGGTCCCCATATTGATCTTGGGGACCTCGGCGCGGATGAAGGTGAGACGATCACGGTCACCTACGTTGTGCAACCCAGCGCGACGGCCGACATTTTTTTCCCAGGCGCATTCACCAACGGCAACCCGCAGACCCTTGTTGGCCCCCAAGTCATGAGCGGGGCGTCGGAAATAAGCGGACTGTCGGTTGTGAAGCGGACAACGGTTGTTCCAGCGGGCGCATTTGGGCTGGCGCTCTACCCATACACAAGTGATGCAGGAATTACGTTTGACATCCTTGCGCTGTACGTCACCAAAGGCGACGTAGACCAGGCGCCTGCCTGGCCCAATTTTGATGATGCGGAATATCTTTCGCTGCGCGATCGGTTCGCAGCAGAGAGGTCGTTTGCAACCGAAAAAATCACTGGCAAAGTGAATGGCTGGGCGGATCCATTCTTCCGCTATTTTGCACTGGACACTGCCGCCCAGTTTGGGCGCGCTCGGTACTTTTTTGGATCTCCCGGCGCGCCAACCTTGGCCTTGGTTCCGAATGCGGTGTACGACGGGCAGGCGCTTCGCAAAACTGGCAACAGCGATCTATCAGGCCCGAGAATATGGTTTGACGATGTGGGCGTAGTCGAGGGGGATTCCCTTACTATCCGAGGGCTGGTCATCGGTAACGGCGAGGTGGTTGACTGGCTGGGACGCTGGCTTGACGCATCAGGCACTGTAGTTGGCGTCCAGATCGGCGGGGTTGCGAATCCGGGCGGCAGGGTGACGGCATCGGCGACCCCGACGACAGCGACGATGACCGGCGTGGTGCCCGCGGGAGCGGTGGGCGTCCGCATGTACCCCGTCACCGCTAGTGGCGGTGACGGGGTGTTCGACATTGTCGCTGTCTGGGCCTACCGCGGAGAACCGGACGTTGGGCCGGAATCTCCCGCGTTTGACGACGGCGCCTACCTGTCGCTTATCGATGCGGATCAGCAAGACCAGATCAATGCGCTGAGCGCCATCGCCGTGGAGCTGCAGCGCGAAACGGGCGTCATTAACGGTTGGCCCGACCCTTTCTTCCGTCACTTTTCACTTGCCAATACCGAGCAGCTTGGTCGCGAGCGCTACTTCTTCGGGACCATTGGGGCACCAACGCTGACCCTCGTCCCGAACACGGTGTACGACGGGCAGGCGTTGAGGAAAACGGGAAACACGGATCTGTCCGGCCCGCGCATCTGGCTCGATGACATTGGCGTTGCTGAGGGAGACACGCTGACTGTCCGTGGACTTATCGTCGGGAACGGGGAGTTGGTCGATTGGATCGGCCGATGGCTAGATGTCTCGGGAGCGTTGATTGGCACTCAGATCGGCAGCGCCTTTACCGCAAGCGCCACGCCAAGCTTGGCCACGATGAGCGGGGTTGCGCCAGCGGGCGCCGTAAGCTTTCGTATGTATCCGATCACAGCAAGTGGCGGTGACGGAACGTTCGACATCGCGGCGGTGTGGGCTTACCGAGGAAACTCGAATGACGGCCCGACCGTGCCCGCGTTTGATGACAGCGCATATCTGGCGCTTGTCGATGCGGATCAGCAGCAGCAACTCGACGCGCTGGGCGGCCCTGAGCTGCCGCGCGAAAACTCCGCAGCCTGGGGAAACTGGAACTTGCGCAGCTATCGCGCCCAGCGAGCCAAAATCTCGGGCGGTGCGGGCGAGTTAATTGTCGCCGTAATAGGAGATAGCTGGGTCAACACGGCGTTCCGTATCTATGGTCCGTTGCGCGACTACTTGGACTCCCAGATGGGAGTTTCGGCGCCCGGTTACGTGAGCGCAAATATCGACATTGACACTGCGGCGGGGGCCACCCGCATTCGGTCTGGAGCGTGGACTGACGTGCGCGTGGAGCCGGGCGTGTTCGGCCCGGACACGACCCACGCGACCACCACTGATCCCGCCGCTACGCTTTCGTATTCCGCTGCGGCGGTGAGTAGGTACGTGATTCACTACGTCACCACTCCCGACGGCGGTACGTTCAGCTATGCGCTTGGCGCAGGCACGCCTGTCGATGTCGATACCGACGCCGCTGCGGGGCACCAAACGATCGAGGTTACCGGCGCGGCGGACGAGCAGCTCAACCTGGCGATTTTATCCGCCGGGGGCTCCGGCGTAACGATCACCGGCGTAGATATACGCAACGACACACCTGGGCAGGCCGTTGTGCACAAGCTGGGTAATGGTGGCGCCACCGCGCTGAGATTTGAGTCAGTGCCGGCGGGGAACCTAACCGCAGCGTATTCGGCGTTGGCGCCGCACCTGGCGATTATTCTGCTGGGAACCAACGACAACAGCCAAAACGTCACGCTAGAGGCTTTCAAAACGCGGATTAAAAACGTCGCTGACCGGATTATTGCCGGGTCTCCGCGTTGCGACATTCTGCTCGTCGGACCTGGTCCGAACGATCTCGTTCGCACATTTGAGATCGACGACTACAACGATCAGCTGTTTGCGCTCGCACGCGAGAACGGCTGGGCATTCATCGATCTGAAACGGTTTTTCGGTGAGTTCGTGGACGCCGACGCGCGCGGCCTCTACGGCGACGGCGTCCACCCCAACGCTGACGGCGGGCGCGTCATCCGATCAGCAATTATCGACAGCCATCTAACTGTCAGCGAATGATCATTCGACTCACCGGAGCCTGAGACAATGGGTACTATCGCCGCAAGCGTCATCCTCAACCGCGCATCACAAACCCTTATCGATGAAACCGGTGGCACCTGGTCGCCTTCGGAGATGCTGGGACACCTGAACGCTGGCATCAGCGCCACGGTTTCGCACAAGCCGGACACCTCGACGGTGACCGAAACCGTGACGCTGATCGCCGGGCCGGTGCAGTACCTGCCGGCCGCTGGCACGCAGTTTCTGGACGCGCTGGCCAACGGTGAGGGCAAGGTTGTCTTCGTGAAGCCTCGCAATGACATCGATCACTCTGACCCGGAGTGGTACTCGGCGACACCGACTGCGAACTTTCGCCACGTGATGGTCGATAACCGTGATCCTCGACGGTTCTTGGTTCATCCGCCGGCGACCGCAGGCGCCGAGTTGCTTTGCTGCTATGCAGTGGCACCGACTCGCCTCACGGCTCCAACCGATATTTTCCCGCTGCCGGACATCTACGAGTCGGCGTTGCATGCGTGGGTGGTCGGTTACGCCCTGGCAAAGACCAGCAAGCGCGGCGACATGACGCGGGCGCAGGTGTGGCTGTCGCAATGGGCGAACAGCCTTGGGGTGCATGCTCAGGTGCAGCAAATGATCACGCCGATGCCGCCTGAAGAAACGCCCACGTCAATCACGACCGCTGGCGCGCTATGAAATTCGGGTTGTTCCGTGGCCGGATACCCAAGCTGGCCAGCCGACTGCTGCCTGATGAGTTTGCAGAGGTCTGCTCCAATGCCCGGCTGAAGTCGGGTGACCTTGAAGCCTGGCGCGCCAACACCCTGGTGAACGAGCCGACCAAGCCGGGGACGATCAATGCGATCTATCCCTTGGACCTGTACGGCCGCTTCACCGCCGACCCCGGCCCGGTGTGGCTGCATTGGACTGAGGCCGAAGGCTTTGCCCGGGTGGCACGCGGGTTTGCCAAGCCGCCGTCAGACGCCGCCACGAAGGAGCGCATCTATATCGCTGGGCTGGCGACGCCGCAGGTGACGGACATCCCGACCGCTCAGAATGGCGCGGGCACTAATTTCCCATTGACTACCTATCGGCTCGGTGTGCGAGCGCCGGATGCGGCCCCGACGGTTGCCGTGGTGGTGGATGCAAACCCTGATATTGATGCGACCTATGACCAGGGCAGCCTCGCTGGGTGGGTGACCTCGACAGAGGATGACGCTGTCGCTGAAAGCGCAGCGGGGGCTTACAAGCTGACCGCAGTTGGCGGCTCTGATCGGCCCCAGACCGTCGCGTACATGACCCGAAACGATGGGTTCGGCGGGGCTTACTACAGCCGGATGCGCTGCACGTTCAGCATTGACACGCCAAGCGACGGCGGATTTGGGGCTTTGGTATTCACCTACTCAGCAACCGAAGATGGCCGGGGGGTCTGGGCGAGAGTCCTAATTAACGCGAGTGGTACGGCTTCGTTCACATTCGGATTTCAAGAAAGCTGGTCGCGGCAATTCGCGCTGACGGCTGAGTCTGTAACGGGGCTCATGTCATTCGGGGTCAACTACCACTTGCAGGTGGAGGTGACGAACGAGATTCAGTCTGCGGGCAACTTTCTTGTGACTACGCGCTTCAGTTTGGGAACGAGCGCCGGAGCATCAAATCTCTATTCCGGGGAAATATCGCAGAGCACCACCCCAACAGGTGCCGTGGCATTTTCAGAATCTGCCACGTCAATCCTTCAGTCCGGTGAGTCGTGGTACGGGTTCAGCGTCAATGCAACCCCTTCAAGGACGGCCGGCATCACCGCGAGGGTGGACAACATCACGTTGGCTCTTGTGGGTAATTACGCAGGGGATGGCGTAGAAAACACCCGCTATGCCTACACGTGGGTGAATCTCTACGGCGAAGAGTCAGCCCCGTCACCGTTGAGTCGCATCGTTCCGGTGGCGGACGAGCTGTCTCGTGATGTGTCGGCCATCGTTGCGCCGAGCGCGGGCGTGACAACCGAATACGGCATTGTCGGCAAGCGCCTGTACCGCGCGGTGACCGGTGATGGTTCCACGGTGCTGCGCTTGGTGGCTGATCAGGATGATCTGCCGAACGTCACGACGACCTTCGCGGATGATCAGGCCACGGAGGATCTGTCCCGCATCGTTCTGGAAAGCGCGGACTGGATTGAGCCGCCGGCCAGCACCAGTGACATTTGCTCGCTCGCCAACGGCATCATGCTGCTGGCCAGCGGCAGCGATGTGTACCCCAGCGTGGCCTTTCGGCCACACGCCTACGTGCAGGACTGGGCGCGCGCGGCCGACTTCCCAGTGGTGGGCATGCTGGCCATCGAGAACCAAGCCATCGTGATGACGGAGGAATGCCCGTACCTGGTGCGCGGCGATGACCCGGCGGCGATGAGCATGGACAAGATCAGCGCCATCTATGGCTGCGCCAGTCGCGCCAGCATCGTGCGCTGGAAGGAATACGGGGTCTGCTACAGCAGCTTCGACGGCATGATTGCGGTGACGGCCAATGGCGCGGTGAACCTGACCGACCGGTTCTTTTCCCGCGAGGAATGGGCGGCACTGGCACCGGAAAGCATGGTCTGCGCCGTCTATGACGAGATTCTGTTTGTCTTCTACGACACCGGAGCGGTGCAGGGCGGTTTCACCTTTGATGTCGGCAACGGGGTGGTGGACCTGAGCTTCTACGCCTCGGCGGCCTACGTGGACCCGATCAAGGATCGGCTTTTCATACTGGTGGGCGGCGACATCGTGGAGTTCAACACCGGCGACAAGCTGACGGCGACGTGGCGGTCTGGCATCCGGCAGTTGCCGCACCCGACGTCGTTCACCATTGCCCAGGTCCGTGCGCCTTCACCCAGCGAGTTCGATGAAACGGTGAACTTCGCATTGTTCCGCGACGGGGAGGCGACCGCCTTCTTCACCAACGCGGTGACCGCAGCGCGCGAGTTCCGGGTGCGCGTTGGTAACGACACGATTGCCGAAGAGATTCAGGTGCAGTTGAGCACCACCGGCAAGGTCAACAGCGCGGAGATCGAACAGGACGTGGACGACCTGCAATGACCGGCCCTTCGATCCCGTCCATCAATGTTCCGGATCGAAACCTGCGCCGCATTCTGGATGCGCTGAAGCAGCGGGTTGAGGCGGTGGATAAGGCAATGGCTGGGATGGCCGCTGCCGTTCGCCCGGTTGAGCAGAGTGTGGTGGTGGTGCGGCAGCCTTCGGCGCCCAGCCAGGGTGGTGGTGGCCCCTCGCCAGTCGATCAGTCGCTGACTGAATTGCTGTTGGCGCCGTACCCGCCTATGACCCCCGCAGCGCCACCGCAAGGCATCCCAACCGGTGCGTCATTGAAGTGGCCATGCCCGGCCGGCAACGTGCCCGACGGCTTTCTGATCGAGGACGGCTCGACGCTTGACATCGAGGACTATCCCGACCTGTTTGCAGTCATCGGCACGACCTGGGGCGGTGATGGGGTTACGACGTTCCAGTTGCCGCCCGGCGAGGGTTTTTACCCCATCGGCGCCGGACCCGGGCTGAATGTTGGCGAAGAGGTAGGCGCGAATGAGATTGACCTTGCGCACGCTCATGGGACGGGGACGCTTGCTGCGGCTGCGGCCGGTGTGCACAACCATGCAAGCGGCACCCTGACCGGCGCGTCTGCCGGAGCGCACACGCATTCTGTTTCGGGCACGGCTGAGTCCGCCGGCGCGCACACCCATACAACGGGCGTCGGCTTCCCCACGGGGTTTCCGCCGGGTCCGCCGCCGGGCGTAGTTGAGGTCCAATCTGGCACTGGCACCAATGTGGCGTCCGACTTCCACCAGCACTCAGGTGACGCCGCTTCAGCGGGGAATCACACGCACCCCACCACGGGCGCCGCGGAGTCTGCCGGCGCCCACGCGCACACCGTGAGTGGCAATACGGCCGATGCGGGCTCGCACACGCACAGCGTCAGCGGGGAGACCGGCGAAGCGCTGGCCGACCCCACGGACATCAGGCCTCTTTCCATTGCCGTCTACTGGATTATCAAGACATGAGCGCGACGTTCATTCCGCTACTGCAGGGCGCGTTGGTCAGCAATTCGCTTGGCGACCTCTACACCGCCCCTGGACTGCGGGTTCGCATCGATCGTTTTGAGGCGATCAATCAGTCCGGTAGCCCGGCGACGCTTACGTTGCGAGTGCGTCCGGCGGCTGCAACCAGCGACGCGAATCAGCACCGGGTCTATATCAATGTGCCCATCCCCGGAGATGGGGTGCCGGTGAGCCTGTCCGGGATGCTGAGAACGCTGGCAGGCGGAGACCGCATCCGCGCCGTGTCTGACGTGGCTTCGGCCATCAGCGTGTTCGCCGACGGCGTGAGGTTCCAATGATGCAGCTTCAGCCCGCTGACATTCGCCTGTGCTGGCCCCGCATCAAGCAGCAGGCCATCGACATTGCCGGTGACGACGAGCCGGTTGAAGAGCTGTACGCCGCCTGCCGATACGGTCGGGCCTCGCTCTACGTGAGCGATGACTGCTGGGTGGTGCTGCGCCCCTACGTGGACCCCTACAAAGGCGTGAAGAAATGCCTGGTGTGGGCCATGTATTGCGATGGCGGTGATGCCGTGGAGCGCTACCAATCGCAACTGATCGAGATTGCCAAGTCTGGCAACGCCGTGAGCCTGACGATGGAATCCCAGCGTCGCGGCTGGGAACGGCGCCTTGCCGGGACGTGGAAGACCAAGGCAACCACTTACGAGCTGGAGATTTAACCATGGGCAAAGGCGGCGGCAGCAACAAGATTCAGGAAACCGAAGATCAGCGCGAGTTCGCGCGTATCGCGGAAGAGATGGGCAAGGACTACGAGACCCGATGGGGTCCGCTGCTGGATCGGTACATCGGCGACACGCTGGACCCGGACGCCGGGCAGACCGCCATGAACCTGAGTTCAGCCGAGACGGCCCGCGCATTCTCAGAGGTGGCGCCAGAGGTGGCCACCGCCACGGCGCGGCGAGGCGGCCGGGTTGAAGACGCCCTGGGCAGTCTGGCGATTGATGAGGGCATGTCCGGCGGCCTGAATGCCGTCGACACCCGGCAGGCCGTGGATGACACCCGGCTGGCGAACCTGGGCGCCATTTCTGGCGTGCTGCGCGGCGATAAGTCGCAGGCAGTTCGGGGGCTTTCTGGCGTTGCCAACCTGAGCACGCAGCAGGCCCGCAGCGACGCCATCACATCGGCACAAAACCGGCTGGGCCTGCAAGGCGCCGCACTCACCGCCGCCGGCCTTGGCGCCAATGCCTACGTAAACCGGCAGCCCAGCTCGGCGGACTTTGCCATTGGTGGCCGACTTGGCCCCGAACTTGACCCCGGCATTTAAGGAGAAACCACATGGGCGGACGACACGAACCCACCACTGGCGCCGGTCAAGGCCGCGGCGCAATAAGCCGCCTTCTGCAGCAGGCCCTGCTCAACAGGCAGAACAGCGCCGAAAACACCCTCGCAAGGCTGTACCGATCGGACTACGAAAACCTGATCCGTCGCGCAACGCCGGTCGAGAACGAACTGATCGGCTCGTACCGGAACGGGACGCAGGTCCGTGACGCCCAAATCGGGGCAATCGGGGAGGTCAACAAGTCGTTCGATCTGGCGCAGGCGGGCCTCGCTGACCGCATGCGCAGCTACGGCCTGCCGCAGCAGAACCAAGCGAATCAGCAGCGACGCAGCCAGTTCGCCCGAGGCCTTTCGGAGATCGAGGCGATCAACCGCACCGGTCGGCGTATCTACAACCGTGACGCGGAACTGATGACCAGCGGCGTGCAGCCGCAATCGGCGCTGAACCAGCGCCTGGGAGGGTGACATGGCGGGATTGATTGGAACCGGGCAGGCCTACAAAGACCTGGCGCGAGGCAGCTTGCAGGAGGTCGCGCGCACCCAGCAGCAGCGGAAGATCACGAACGAGCAGATCGGCGCCCAAATGAAGCAGGCCACGATCAGCAATGTGGCCGCCGGGGCAGGCCTTGGCGCTTCCATCGCCGCCGGGACATCGGTCGGTGGCCCATGGGGCGCCGCCATCGGCGCCGGTATCGGCTTGCTCGGGAGCATTCTGTGAGAAACCAAGGGCTGTCCCTCAACACCGGCTTGAATTCCTTCCTTCAAGGCTTCGAGACCGGCGAGCGCATCAAGGCCCGCAAGGACGAGAAGGAATGGACCGGCGAACTGCGCCAGCGCCAGCGGCAGGACTGGAAGCGGGCCGACACCGACCAGGTGAAGGCTGATGCGCTGAACCGCTTCAATGCGCTTGATGTGGCCGTGAAAGGCGGATTGGAAGTTGACTATGGAGAGGTGGAGGCCATTAACCGAGACCTTTCCAGAGTTGGCGTAAAGCTCCCCATGTATGGCGATCCCAAGATGCAGGAGTGGGTCGATGTTGCAGAGAAGGCCACCAAAACGGGTGTTGTGGACGATAGAACTCGCGAGTTGTTTGATTGGCGCATCCGTGACGAGGTAACCAAGGGTGTTGGTGAAGTATTTGAATCGGACAGGCAGGTCACTCGCGATGTGATGCTGCCGAAGGGCAGCAAGATCGTCGACAAACAGGTCGCCCGCATTGATTGGGCGCCTGATCAATCTGGGGTGGCCGTTGGTTTGAACATCACGGCAGAAACGCCAGACGGCAAGAAGGTGACCTATCTCGCGCCGGCCACCGAGAACCGCACGTCAAACGATGACGACCCAGTGAAGATCATCCCGCTGGACAGGATCATGGATCTTGTCACGGCTGACCGATTAATTCTAAGGGGCATTCAGCAGAGCCCACCGGCGATTCAGTCGTACATGGCTCGATTGGGTGGGAAGCTGCCTGAGCCGGAAAAAGTCGAGATCGTGAAGTTCCAAGACGGTACCGACAACGTCATGGCTCGCTTCGACTCGCGAGGCAACAACCTTGGTGAAATCGCTCGCGGCCCAGACATCGGCTTGCTATCCGCCCAAGTAGCCGCCGATGCAAGGCGCGAGAGCGACCGCGCTACCGCATCGCGTGGCGGCGTTGATCAGCAGCTCTACACCTTCGCCATGGACATGCACAAGGACGAACCGAACCCAGAGAAGCGCAAGCGCTTGGCGATGGCGACTTACCAAGAGTTCAAGGGGGCGGGCAAGGGTAAGACGGTGCAAGAGCGGCGGGATGCGGTGATTCTGGCCCTGATGAAGCCGACGAAGCCCGGAGAAAGGAGGGGCACAACCGTTCCGATGTACACCCCGCTTGAGGCTCAGGAAATTGCCAATCAACTTTATCCGGACGACTCAAATGCACCGCAAGGTACCCGAGGCGCCGATGAAGAAGTCCTCCTGCAATACCTGATGAGGTAATCAATGTCTGCTCAATGGGATCGCCTGGTTGAGTCCGATGGTTTTCAGCGCTTGCCGCCAGATGAGCGGGCGCGTGTGCGCAACAACTACTTCGAGAAGGTGCTGGCACCGAGGATTCCGCCGGAGAAGCTGGGAACAGCCCTCAAGCGCTGGGATAGCTACCGGCCCGAGGACAAACGCAACCCGAAGGCGGTCGAGCTGATGGGCGATGCCGGGTACGCCGAGGCGCCGACGCGTTCGCGCTTGCCGGTTCCACTGCGCGCCGACTTGCTCGACGATGTGCAACCCGGCGAGATCCAGAACGACGCTCAGGGTCGACAGGCGGTCATCAAGAACGGCCAGGCCTTCCCGATGTCGGCCGGATTCGACCAGAGCACTGCCGCTCCGCAGACCATTGCCCGTGCCCAGCCAGAACCGGCCGCGCCCGATGTATCTGAAGACGTCCTGCGAGGGGCGTTCGGTAAGGCATCCCCTGACAGGGAGCGGCCTGCGTCGGGCAATCTGGCGACTGATGCGGCGATGTCGCTGGGCGCGCGTGCCGCCATGCTGCCCGCTGACCTTGCCGTGGGCACCGCCGATCTTGCTGCCCGAGGTGTGCGAGGGGGCTTCCGCGCATACGACGCCTTGGGCATTCCGGGCGCTGGGTGGGTGGCTGAGCAGATCAAGCCGATCAAGGATCAGCAGGCGCTGCAGGACACCTATGTGCGCGGTCGCCGCGCCATTCAGGACGCAGTGAGTCGCAACCTGTCGCTGGAAACCCAAGAGCAGCAGCAGGTCGTGAGCGCCGCCATGGATGCGGCCGCCGATGGCAGCGGCAGCCTGTTGGATATGGTGAATCAGGTTTGGGCGGGTGCGTCCGCCATGACCAACAACCCGCGCGCGTTGGCAGTCACCGTGGCAGAGACGGTCCCAGATATGTTCGTGGCTGGGGGTTTTGCGCGCGCAGCGGCGGCACCGCTGTTCAAGAAGACGTATGACCTTCATGTGAGAGCAGGATTTAATCCGCGAGCTGCCGCGCTGATCGCCGCCAAGCGAACCGCTGTTAAGGCAACGGGTGCGGTTGCAGGGGCCGAAGCCACTATCGCCGCCAACATGAGCGCCGACGAGGCCGCTGCGGCCATTGACGACGTATCCGACGAGGAATTGGCGGCAGTATCGCCGCGCTTCGCAAGCCTGATGCCGCAAGTCGGTGCCGTTGAGGCGCGGCGGATGATGAAGTCCAGCGCCATGGATACCGCTGCCCAGCTATCGGCCGGAATCACCGCTGTCGCTGGCCGATTGACGGGGGCGTCTTCGCAGATCGGAAAGATCGCGACGCGCGGGATCGTCCCTGAAACGGTCGCGCGCAGCGTTCCAAGCGCCGTCGCCCGTGGTGTCGGCGCACAGACCGGAGAAGAGTTCATCCAGGAGGGCGGCGACGCCTTTGCGCAGAACCGCGCGGCAATCGACTCTGGCGCAGACCCTGAGCGTGATTCCATGCGTGGTGTGATGGCTCAGGCCGGTGCTGGCGCCGTTGCGGGTGCTGCACTGGGTGGTCCCATCGGCGCAGCAGGCAATATCGGCACAGGCGAGCCCCTGAAGCCCGAACCCACAAAGCCGCGCATGAGCTTGCGCGAGTACATGGACATTCGCAGCGGCAAGAAGAAGGCCGCACCGCCGGTGGCGCCAAAGGCAGAGCCCGCAAAGCCAGTGGTGGTGGAAGGCGTCACCCTCACTCAGCAGACGGATGAGGACGGTACGCCGTACTGGACCGCCCCCGGCGTTGAGCGTGCCTTCACGGCGCCCGAAGAGTTTGCCGAGTGGCGCGCCGATCAGAATGCGGACGCCGCGGTCACTGCCGAAATCAAAACCCTGCTGGAAAAGGAGACGCCGAGTGGCGAAATCAGTCCTGCCGAAGTGGCTGCGGCAAGCAATGGGCAGCCGGGTGATCAAACGCTGGGAGGCGCACGCGCTGTACCGGCTGACGAAGGACGTGCCGACGGAGACGGAGGTGCTGATGCCGGAATGCCTGCACCCGGCATGCGAACGCCTGCACCTTTGGCACAGCCCCGGCCCGAGCCAGCGCCTGCACTGACGACCCCGCCCACCGGCGGGGTTTCTCGTTCCAAGGCACCAAAACCCGAAACGGCCGAGGACATCGAGGCCAACGAGCGCCGCTACTTGATGAAGATGCTACGCGGCACCGGCATCGACATCGGCGAGCGCACGGACATCACTCGCGAGCAACCACGTACGGCCGCCCGAATGGCGCCTGGCCTGTTCCGCAAGGGTGGCCGCACGATTGATGATGTCGCCACCGACCTTTACAACGCCGGCTTCATCAGCGAGACCGACTTCAACGATGTCGACGGCGGCGTGCAGGCCGCGCGCGACCTGATTTACAACGCCATCACGAAGAGCGAGCCGGTGCTGAGCATCGAGGCGCGTGACCGCTGGATTGCGCTGCGCAACGACGAGGCCATGACCGCGCAGGATGCAGCGGATGAGCTGGGCGTTGACGCAGTCGATGCGCTGGCGCTTACCGGCCGGGACCTGTCCGGCGACAACAAGCCGGACGTGATTGACTACGCTCTGGTCGAGCAGGCAAACGAGGTAGATGAAGCCGCAGTTGAAATGGCGGCCCGACAGTTTGAGAATGATGATGCGGCCTTCATGCGCGCCGTTCAGGAGATCATTGATGGAAGAGCAGAAGCTGCGCGGCAGGCCGATCAGGTTGCTGCAAGCGGTGCGGGACGCGAAGCGGATGCGCGAGGCAGCGGCCAAGCAGTCGCAACCGGCGAGCCCGCCGCCAGCCAAACCGAAGTAACTCAAGGCCCCGACACCGGGGCCTTTTCTTTGGCACAGCAGACCGAGGCGTCGCGCCAGAAGGATGAAGCGCGCGTGGCCCAGGCCGAGGCCCAGAAGCAGAAGCAGCGCCAACAAGCCGAGATGCGGGCGCAGTCGGAGCGTGAGGCCGGCGACTTCACGCTGACTGGTAGCGACCGGCAGGCAGACGTCGGGACTGCGCGCGGACAGGGGGACATTTTTGCTCCCCGCATGGACGAGGGGAGCAAAGCCGAAACGCCCGTGGCTGCAACGTCTGCGGCGTCTGAAAGCGCCACTTCCGCGCCGCAAGTCACCCAGTCCGACGTATCACAGGCTCGCGCATTGCTGACTAGCCAGGTGCAGGCCCGCATTGACGCGATGAAGGGTGCCGACGTGCAGGCCGCCGCGCGTGCGCTTGAGCGCGAAACCGGGGTGAAGTTGCCGTTCGGCAAGGCGAAGGCGCGCGAAGCGGTTGCCGATGCGGTTGCCCAGTTCCCGCAGGCCACAGCCGAGCGCTTTGGCGTGCCGTTTGATGACGATGCGCGGCGGGTGTTCACGGCTGAGCTGGAGGGGCGGGTTGTTGAGGGAGCAAGCGGCTCCGGTGAACAGCGCGCGGGTATCTCGCCGCCGTCTACGCAATCGGATGCCCCGCCTGGCCCTGAGAGTGCACCTCGCCTCGAAAGCTCGCCATCCGCCAACCGCTTGGACGATTTCGGCGAGAAGCTGGGCGGCGCCCGCAAGGATGACGCGCCGTCACTGAGCCGTGAGCTGACGGATGAAGACATTGCCAGCCAGCCGCTGAGCAAGATTTGGCCGAAGACCGAGATTGACGCGGTTGAGGACAAGTTCATTGCCGCGCTGCTGACGGCCGCCCGCGAAGAAATCCCCGCCAAGCCCCGCAAGGGCTACAAGCTGAAGCGCTGGGTCGCCACCGTGCAGCAGATGCGCGGCATGGCCAAGGCCGTACAGGGCGTTGGCCGCGAGAAGGTTGACGCGCTGATTGCGGAAACGCCGACGCTAGGAAACTGGTTTGCCAAGGTTCGCCTGCTGGAGAAGATTGAACGCTCCCAGTGGCCGCGCATCGGTGGCGTGGTTGAAGCCCCGGAGGCATATAGCTACGTCGACGGCGAGCGCGAAAGCCAACCGGCGGTACTGGTTGAGATTGACGGCAAGCGTTCGTGGTTTCAGGGCTTTGGTGACGTCGAGGGCGTAGTGCCCCGCGTTGTCGAGAAGCTGGCTGGTGACGGCCCGGCCAAGCCGAAGATGCAGTTCAACGTCTACACCCGACGCAGTGACGGGGTGGTTTTCATCACCAAGAAGGGCGACAAGGAAAAGCGCGTGCTGCGCGAGTTCCAGACGCCCAAGCAGGCGTTCACCTTCATCAGCGAGAACTACGACGAGCTGGTGTCCGAGTGGGAGGGCGTCAAGGATCGCGACAACGTGCGCAAGTCTGACGTGCGCCGCAGCGAGAACCGCCCCCGCACCGGGGCCGACCGGCGCAATGGACGCGATGCTGACGAGGCGATGTTCACCGAAGCCTTTGGGTTCCGTGGCGTCGAGTTTGGCAATTGGCTGCAGCAGGGCACAGGCCAGAAAGACCGGCAGGGCATGTTGAACGAGGTCTACGACGCGCTGATGGACTTGTCCGACGTCGTGGGCGTGCCGCCGCGTGCGATGTCGCTGGGCGGCACGCTGGGCCTTGGGCTGGGTTCGCGAGGCAAGGGCGGCAAAGCTGCGGCTCACTTCGAGCCGGATACGCTGGTCATCAACCTGACCAAGACCAAGGGCGCTGGCTCGCTGGCGCATGAGTGGTTCCACGCGCTGGACAACTACTTTGCTCGCAAGCGAGTCGGGGGCGATGGTGCCCAGGGGGCGAATTTCATCACCTACAAGCCCGAACCGCTGATGGTGCGGAAGGACCGGAGCCGGCTCTTCCCGCCGATGACGCGCGGGCAACTTCTGGCCAAGCGCCGGGCACTGGGCGACCAGACCGACAACTTCAACGACGACAAGTGGGAGCGCGACCCGTCGGCACCACAAGGCGTGCGGCCGGAGGTGGAAGAGCGTTTCGCGGACCTGGTCGAAGCGCTGAACGAATCGCCCATGGCTGCGCGCGCTCGGCTGCTGGACAGCGACAAGAAGGCCTACTGGTCGCAGATCATTGAGCGTGGCGCTCGCAGCTTCGAGAACTACGTGATCTCGAAGATGATGGAGAAGGGCTACCAGAATGACTTTCTCGCCAACGTGGTGGCGCTGGAGGCCTTCACGCGCGACAAGGGCCGCTACCCCTACCTGATGCCCGAGGAAGTGGCGCCGGTGGCTCAGGCCTTTGATGCGCTATTCGAAACAATCGAAACGCAGCAGGACGGCGACAACGTGGTGCTGTTCAGCCGGGATGGGCAGTCGGCCGCAGATCAGACTCAGACGGCAGAATTTAAGCGGTGGTTTGGCGACAGCAAGGTTGTTGATGCTGACGGCAAGCCGTTGGTGGTGTACCACGGCAGTCCAAATGCAGGTTTCACTGTTTTTGATGAGGATCGGGCGGGCTCGAACACACAGAACGCAAGGGCTGGATTTTTCTTCACAGAGTCCAAGAAAAACGCCGAAACCTATTCAGGTCGGTCTACCGAAGCGAAGTTGCGCGACGACTTCGACCCAGACTATGACGGTGAGGCAGGGGTGTATCCGGTCTACCTGTCCATCCATGACCCTTTAGAAGTGGATTTCGGTGGGCGTAACTGGGACGGAGCCCTAGAAGGTGAATACGACGGGCACGAGTCTGTGCCGGAGATCGTCGATCAGGCTAAAGCGGCCGGGTACGACGGTGTAATAATCCGAAATGTTACTGACGAGGGGCGTTTTGGTCAGGGTTATCACTGGGGCAATGAGACCTACGTTGCCTTCCGCCCCGAGCAAGTGAAGTCAGCGACCGGCAACCGCGGCACCTTTGATCCAGCTGATCCCGACATTTCGCGATTGCAGTCTGGCACCGTCCCCGCATCCAACCGCCCCGACGCGCCCGAGTGGGATCGCGGCCAGGTGGAGAAGCTGAACGCCATTCTGGCCCGGCAGGCAGGGCAGGACGTGCCGTTGCGTGCGGTTGAGCCGCCCAGGGCCATGCGTGGCCTGTCGGAAACGATGGAGACCCTGCTGGGCCGCAAGGCGGTGTTCTTCGAGAGCAGTGACACGCGGGCGCCTGCTGGTGTGTATGTGAGCGGCGGCGTGCTGTTTGTGAACGCCGATGCCAAGCAGCCGCTGCGGCATGTGCTGGGCCATGAGTTCACACACTCGCTGGAAGGCCCGGCAGCCGAGCTGCATGCGATTCTGAAGGCCCGCATCCTGGAGATGGCCAAGGAAGGGGCATTCCCGGCCTATGAGGCGCGGTTGGAGAAGGTGTACCAGCGCGACGGGCTACCCGCCCTGAGCCGCGCGAAGGTCGAGAACGAGTTCGTCGCCGACGTGATGGGCTCGATCATGTCGGATCCGAAGGTGTTGTTTGACCTGAAGCAGCGCATGGAGCCCAACGCGTTCAAGCGGTTGATGAACCGGCTGCGCTTCTGGATCGAGAAGATGATGTCTCGCCTTCGCCGCGAAGACATGCGGCAGTCCCAATTTGCCCAGCGCACGATGCGCGACCTTCAAAGCGTCAAGACGCTGGTGGCGGACGTGCTGCAGGCCACGGCCGAGGGGCAGTTGCGCCCGGCGATGCGCGACGCGGCGATGTCAGGGCAGCCGCTGTTTGCGCGCCAAGCCGAACCCGACTCGCTGACGCGCGCGAAGATGCTGACCTCGATGACGCCGATATCGGTTGAGACGCCCGCGTCACTAGGTGAGGCCGCTGCCGACTACCGGCAGGTAGTGGGACGGTCGGTCAAGACGGCGGACGGCAATCAAGTGCAGATCGTGAATCGTGCGCTGCGGAAGATGCGCAGCCATTCCGCCGACCCGCGCATGCGGGCCGTGATCGGAAGCGTTGGCGAGTTGCTGCCCGCGGCGAGGCTCTTGTGGAGCCAGCCGGTTCGCTCTAAGCCCGATGATTCGACTGCGGCGTTCCACCATTTTGGAGTTCGCGCGAGAATTTCGGGTGAGCCCGTGTTTGTGCGCTACGTGGTCCGCGAGAACGTCAACGGCGACATGCTGTATGACGGTGACGCCATCATTGAGGCACAAAAAATCCCCGAGGCTTCACAGCTGACGGCCCCAATGGCCGCGCCACGAAGTCCCGAGGACAGTCAGAGCATCGCGCAATGGCTTGAATCCGTCAATGCCGGTAGGATCGGAACAAGTGAACAAGCTCGAGCCAAAGTCTCCAACGAAAGAGCAGGTCAGGACGCTGACGGCGTCCGAGATCGAATCGTTGCGGCAAGAAATGAAGCAGGCGAGCGCCGAAATCCGACAGATGATCGCCCGAGACAAGGCGAATCGGATGTAACCCAGAACCCGCCCGATGGCGGGTTCTCTGATTCTGGGGCCGACGTTAAATTTAGCCGCCAGGATCAAACCAGCACCGACCCGGATGACATCTCAACCCTGCTGCCACCCAACTGGGGCGGCTGGGGGATTTGGCACCGCAAAGTGCGCGCCGACAACAGGCGGGCGCTTAACCACAACTTGTATCCGTGGTTCATCAACCGCTTCTCGGAAGTCGAGCGTGCCGTGAAGTTCCTGAAGGGCAAGGGCGTTGCGATTCCTGACGAGCGTGACCCCGGCAGCCTGGAGAAGACCTTCTACGGCCGCACGCAGACGCGCCTGGACGATCTGAAGGACACGACCAAGGCGCTGTTCAAGGTGATGAACAAGGCTGGCGTGAGCTTCAAGCAGGCCAGTGACTACCTGTATGCGCTGCACGCTCAGGAGCGCAACGCGGCCATTGCCGAGCGGAACAGCATGTTCCCCGATGGTGGGTCGGGCATGACCAACCGGCAGGCGAAGAAGATTCTTGCCGAAGTGGCTGCACTGCCGCAGGAACAGCGTGACGCGCTGGCTGAGGTGTCCCGCGTGGTGCAGGCGATCAATCGGCAGAAGCTGAACCTGATGCGCGAGGCTGGGCTGATCTCGGCGCAGCAGTACCAGGACCTGACCACCGGGTATCAGCACTATGTGCCGCTGAAGTCCGTCGTTGACCCCGAAGAACAGGGGCAGGGCACCGGCAACGGGTTCGATCAGCGGTCGACGGTGATCCGTGAGGCCTTTGGTCGGGCATCCCGCGCTGAAGACCCGCTGGCTGTCGCATTGCTTGATGCCCAGAAGACCTTCGTTCGTGCTGAGAAGAATCGCGTCGGCCGAGCGGTCTACAACCTGATTCTGGAAACCAGCGGCAATGAAGGCCTCATCAGCGGCCCCGCAGGTGACTACTGGCGAGTGATGACTCCGGCGGAGTACCCGAAGATGGCGCGCACCGTGAAGGTGCCGGTGGTTGACCCTAAAACTGGCAAGCCGCAGATGGACGGCAAGGGCCGAATGGTGACCAAAGACGATGTTCAGTACGTGCCGAGCATCAATGATCTTTACCGCCGCGATGAAATCTTCATGGCGCGGGTAGACGGCGCGTTGGTGGTGATGGAGTTCCAGAACAAACGGCTGGCCAAGCAGTTGAAGAACATGGCGGGCGAGCAGCTGAGCTGGGTGCTGAAGGGCATCGGCGCCGCCACGCGGCTGTTTGGTCGGACGTTGACGATGTACAACCCCGAGTTCGCTTTGCCCAACTTTGTTCGTGACGTGCAAACGGCTTTTCTGAACGCCTTTGGCGCAGACATGAAAGACCCGAAGGGGTTTGCCTTCGATGTGATGAAGAATCTGCGTGCTGGTCTGGTTGGTGCGGTTCGCGGCAAGGATAAGGGCTGGGTAATCGAGGGCAGCCCGTTGTATCGCGAGTTTCTGGAGTCAGGCGGTACGACTGGCGCCTATGGCCTCACAGGTGTCGACGACATAAAGGCAGAGTTCCAGAGGCTGGTGGATCAGCAGCGGAAGGGGGTTCCGAACATTGCAGTGCAGGGTGTGAAGGGGGGCGTTTCCGGCTTCTTCAACATGCTTGAGCGTTACAACGAGATCTTCGAGAACACCACCCGTCTTGCGATCTACAAAGCTGCCCGTGACCGCGGCTTGAGCAAGCAGGAATCGGCACGGCTGGCGAAGGACACCACTGTGAACTTCAACCAGAAGGGCGAACTGCAGTGGCCGAGTGCTTTCTATGTGTTCTTCAACGCCGCCATGCAGGGCAACTTTGCCATGCTGAAAGCTGCCGCTCGCAGCAAGTGGACTCGCCGCGCGATGCTGGGTTTGATGGTGGCTGGCTTGGTGGAGTCCTTGCTTGAGGGCGACGATGAGGAAGGCGAGCCACTGGGAGACGCGGCCGGGAAGTGGTCGCTGGGACGCGAGCTGACTGCGTTTATTGATGAGGACACCTTTATCAAATGGCCGATTGCCTATGGCTACAACGTGCCGTACGCCATGGGCCGGATGGTGGGTCGGGCCGTTCGGGGTAATGCGAGCCCGGCAGAGGCCGTTGGCGTGTCGCTGAGCGCGTTCATGACCAGTTTCATGCCGACCGACACGCTGATTCCGAGCGTGGCTGAGCCATTCTTGAATGTGGCGAACAACGAAACCTCTTTCGGAAGCACGATTTACCGGCGCAGCTTCGGTGACGACACCTATGACCCGGTGGCGTACCGCGACTATGAAGAAAAAGCGCTGACAGGCCTGATGCAAACACTGCACGGGATGATGGGCGGCACGCGGTTCGGGCCGAACTGGGTCAAAGAAGCGTGGAATGTTGACCCACTGAGCGCTTCTGGCGCCGAGGCGCTGGTCAAGGGCTATGTAGGGCCGCAATGGCGCCTGGTAGAAGGGATGGTGACCGTGCTGGCTGGTGACGGGCCTACCCATCGGAACGACGTGCCGGTGGTTCGCCGTTTCGTCAACGAACGTTCGGAGTATTTCTACGACAGCCGCTTCAGCGACATTGCCCGCCAGGCCGATGCCGCGTTGAAGACTATCAAAAGCATGGAGGACAGCGACGAGCCCTATGCAGACCAGTTCACCAAAAAGCAGGAAGACGCCATTGATGAGGTGCTATGGATTGCCAAGGAAGATCGCAAAGCGCGCAGGGATATTGAGGATGCCCCTGACGACGCCACGAAGGCGAAGTGGGAGGCTGAGCGAGATGCCGAGGTGCGAGCGGGGATCAGGATTTGGAACGATGCTTTTGGCAGGTGAGGTGCGTTGACGCCGGCGAGGCCATTAAACTCGGGCCTCAATTCGTTGGGGCCACAGCATGAAAGAGCTTTCACCGTTTAGAAGGTGGCTGTCGTGCGGCCTCCAAGCGGCACTCTTAATTTTCCCAATGGCAGTGTCTTCCAGCGAATCAGTGTGGCCGCTTGAGGGCGGAAAATACTTGGTGTCTGGCGGCGCGAACTCTGTAGTGATCTTTGACCCTAGCACTGTTGAGTATGCGGATGAGTTCGTCGGCCATGATTCCCTGATGCGTTATTGCACCACTGACGAATGTGGCTTCGAGGTTGTTTTTCGGAATTTGACGAATTGCCTTACCCGGCAAAACAAAGCTGTCGCTGTCGCGATGCGGAGCTACGTCAATGATGCCCCTCCAACCCCGTTGGATACTGATTTGGGCTGGAAGTCATGGGCGCAACAGCCGAGCAAATTCAGCATGGAGGCGTTGCTATGCGAGTCCCGGAAAGCTGGAGAACTTGACACGGAAGCCCTCTTGGCACGGCATCAATCTGAGCTTGAGGCCGGTGATGTGTCTTGCAACCTTTTCTCGCCCTGGGAACTTATGGACTTGGACCTAGATCCTGACGACCCCTCGGTGAGCATCCTCACACCGACAAAGATTGGTGAACTATGCGTCGGTAGCGATGAGTAGTGGAGCCACCCACTGGAGCGGCTCGAAGTCGTTCAGCGATCCGCTTGACATGAAACCTGCTGCACAGTGAAAGGAAAAGCCATGAATCCACGCGTATCGAAGGGCCTTAGATGGGCAACAGCCGTGTTCAAGCTCGTCAGCATCGTCGCCGGGGTCAAGGCCGTTTTTGCGTTTGGTGCGCCTGATCCCGGTAAGGGCCTGGCATTGGCCCTAGTCCTGTTTGTTGGCTTCACGGTGATTATCTGCCCCATAGCATTCGTGTGTGGGTGGCTCACTGGCCCCCGAACATCCACGTGCACGTAGGCCGTAAGCATTAGGGACAAATGAGGCGAGGCTACTTCCCCTCGTCTTCATCGTCCGTCAGGAGGTAATCTGCCTTCACTCCCTTTGAACTCGCCAGCTCGACCAACCCGCGCGCCATAGCTTCCTGCGTCTCACTTGGGATGTCCTTTGAGAAGGTCAGTTGGATGACGCGCGCGGGCTGATCAAACGATTCCTCCAGGCGCTGCACGATTTCGGCGTTCAGGCTGCGGCCGCTCTCTTTCGATGCATTCTCGATCTTCTGGCGGAGCTCATCAGCCATGCGAAGCGGGTATGGCTTTATCTGGTGTCGGTCGCTCATGGCGTGATTGTGGGCATCCACTTGCGCGCACGCAATGGTTCTATTTGACATCCACAAATGGTGGATGCTAAAAAGGCTCCACAGTGCATCCCGCACTGGTAAAGGAGACTTTATGACAGAGCCGAAACGCAGTGGAAGGCAGGAAAACTGGGTGCGAACAGCGCTCAGGCTCCCCCCAGAGATTCACGCCAAAGTGCATGAGCAGGCCGAGAAGAATCGTCGGAGTTTCAATGGGGAAATCGTTGCGGTGCTGGAAGACGCAACGGGTCGCGGTGACGACTTGAAGGAGGCCGCATGAACAACCCAGTGACCCTCAGCGACGGCAGCACCGTCACCATGACCAGCACTGAGCTGGTGGATTTCATCAACAGCCAGCGCGGGGCCGGTGAATCAGAACTGCGCCACGACCACTTCATGGCCAAGGTGCCAAAAGTGCTCGGAGAACATGCCCCAAAGTTTCGGGACATGATCCAAGTCACTGTTGGCAATGGGGCAACGCGGGAATCCCCCATCTACCGACTCCCCAAACGCGAAGCCTGCCTGATGGCCATGTCGTACAGCTACGAACTCCAGGCCAAGGTGTTCGACCGGATGACGGAGTTGGAGAACAGGGCCGCCAATCCCATCCTGGCCATGTCGCGGTTGGAGCTGATGCAGCTGGCCACTCAAATAGAAGGCGAGCGGGTCGCGCTTGAAAGCAAGGTGGCTGAGCAAGCACCCAAGGTGCTGGGGTTTGAGCGCATCGCGGACGCCGAGGGATCGATGTGCATGCGGGACTCAGCCAAGGCGCTGCAGATTCGCCCGATTGACCTCAGGAACCTGCTGATCACTCAGCGTTGGATCTACGGTCGTCCGGGGCACTCCGGCTGGCTGGCGTATCAGGACCGAATCACCCAGGGGGTGCTGGTGCACAAGGTCGACACGGTGACCCGCGCGGATGGCAGCGAAAAGGTGGTGGAGCAGGTTCGCATCACGCCGAAGGGGCTGACCAAGCTTGCGCAGATTCTGCAGTCTCAGCAGGGCAGGGCGGCTTGATGACCGAAAGCCCCTCGAAAACGATGGCTTTCCGTGTGGCCGACACTGGAAGCCGTGCCAATAATGGCTCAGCAGCAATGAAAAACCCCGTTCTCTCGACATCTTGGCGGACGAAAGAGAACGGGGCCGAATCAGACAAGTCCTTAGGAGGTATGTCCAATGCATAAATCTACAGAGGTAGCCCCGCAGATTCAACCACGGCCCGCAGCGGCGGCGCCCGAGCCCGCAGTGTTTAAGGTGGTTTTGGCCATCTGGACTACCGAAGAGTTTCAGGAGCACGGCGGTCATAGCGCGCTTTACAAGGCGGTTTGCCTGCCGTACCTGCCCCGTGTTGGGGATAGTTTGGCCATTGGGCCGGGCGGTGACTTTCTCGAAGTCCGCAGCTTTTTCTGGTCGCCCGAAGATGGCTACCAAGTGTGGTTCGACGAGCCGGTAACCCCCGGTATGGACAAGTTCATCGATGACCGCTGGACCGGGCAGTGGAAGCAGCTGCACTGATATTCACCACCCATCTCACCCTCAACCCCGCCCCGAGCGGGGTTTTTCGTTTCAGGAGACTGCAAATGCCGAGCTTCATCTGCTGGAAGCCTGCCCCATGATGGGCCGGGCGCGAATTGCCGTGGGCGTGCTGTCGCTGAGCGCCGCAGGGCTGGTGGGCATCGTCACCCATGAAGGCTTCACAGATCGGGCGATCATCCCCACCCAGGGTGACCGGGCCACGCTGGGCTTCGGCAGCACCGTCCACGAAGACGGCAGCCGGGTGCAGATGGGCGAGACCGTCGATCCGGTGCGGGCGCTGATCAAAGCCGCAGCGCACATCGACAAGGACGAAAAGGCCTTTCGCGAGTCACTGCCGGGCGTGAAGCTGCACCAGGCGGAATATGACGTTTTTCTCGACTTCGCGTACCAATACGGCATTGCCAACTGGCGCTCGTCATCGATGCGCCGTCACTTGCTGGCGGGCAACTACCCTGCGGCCTGCGATGCCCTGCTGCTGTGGCGACGCGCCGGCGGATATGACTGTTCGACACTGGTCGACGGCAAGCCGAACCGGCGGTGCTGGGGCGTCTGGACGCGGCAGCTTGAGCGGCACGCCAAGTGTGTTGAGGCTGGTCAATGACGGCCCCGCTCGTCGCCGCGCTGGTTTTGATGGCCACGGCCGCCGCAGGCCTGATCAGCACTCAGAACGCCAAGATCGAAACCAGTCAGTGCAGGACAGAAGCGGCAACCGAAGCCCTGGCCTACGGGCGCCTGCTGACCGATCGCGACGCCACCATCGCCACGCTCAAGGGTGACATCAAGACCCAGCAGCGCAGCATGGAGACCGCCCAACAGGTGGCCACCTTGGCTGCGTCTGAGGCGGCCGCGAGAGCCCTGCGCCGACTCAACGTGCCCCGTCCCGTGATTGAGGGTTCCGGTCCCGAGGTGATGAACCAATGGCTCGATCAGTAATCCTGCTGTTGGCGCTCGCCCTGGCCGGGTGCAAGTGGCTCGTGCGCGAGGTGCCGGTCGAAGTTGAGCGGGTGGTCTACGTGCAAGTGAGCGTGGCACCTGAGCCGCCACCCGAGCTGCTGACCGAAGTGCCGCGACCGGCACTGCTGTTCGTGGCGCCCAATGACCCGGCGGCGACCAGTGCGCTGACCGCCGAGGGGGAGCAAGTGCTGCGGACTTGGGTCGCTGATTTGGAAGACCTTCTGGCCGCGTGGCGAGCATGGGCTGAGCCGCCTCAAACCCCCTGAAAATTACGCCAGAATTACGCCACTGTCGCTGTAACTCTCTGATTTTATTGCTTGCCGTGGTGCCTAGGAAGAGACTCGAACTCTTACGAGGGGCTACCCCGGGGGATTTTGAATCCCCTGCGTCTACCAATTCCGCCACCCAGGCAC